TCATAATATGCTTGAGAAACTCTTGTACTATCGTTTGGTATGACAGGTTCTCTGTCGAAACTACCAATCGAAATGCCGATAATTAAACCAGCGATGAGTTCTAATATTCCCATTTAGTCTCCTATCTCAAATCAGATAAAGGGTCCTTTAACAATTTTTCCAATTTCTTGATTTGTCTTTTTAAATCTTTTATTTCATTATTCAAGTTAGCAACTTCTTTATCATAAGATTTTACTTTAGGTGTTTTCATACCATCAACTTTTTCACGAAGATATTTGAAATCCTCATCATACTTATCAAGTTTAGTTGTCACTAATTCTATATCACTCGCTTCAGCAAAGCCTGTTACAATTTCCTCTAACCCATCAATACGGCCTGTGAAACTATACCAACCTGCGATACCTGTGGATAAAACTGTTACAAGCGCTATGATATTTTGAATTGATAATCCAAACTTTTTATTTTTTATTTCTTCGACTGCAGCTTCTGCATCTACTACATTTTTAGGCATTTTACAACTCCAAGTTTATTGTTAATCTAAAAGTATTACTTACAGGTAATGTTTCATCTCCATAGATGTAACTAAAACCTATGAAATATCTATCATATTTCAAATCCATTCCGAATGTAGGATAACTCAAATCATGGTTTCTATCCCAATAATAACCTGCTTTACCCCATATCATATTATTATAATTATAAGATACCCCACTCCCAAATGTACGAAATTTTTTAAAAAAGTTATGTTGTTCATAAAAAGTCCATTGTTTATATGGATATGTCATACCAACATTCAAACTTGTAGGAAGCATCGTTTCCGTGTCACCAAACTTAGGTGCGAATCCAAAATTACGTAAAGCAACATCGATATCTAAATCTTTATAAACTTTTGGTAGATAAGTTGCTACATCAAACGCTGTACCAAATGTTCTCTGAACGTACAAATCATGTGATATAAATTTTGCTGTAAATCCTACATTATATCCTTTTACTAAACCACCCCATCCTGCACTCCATACAGAACTCATTGGTGAAAAATCTCCTGTAACAACACCATTTACATCAGTTTCAAGTTGTTGTCCATAATTGAATATTAGAACACTTGCATCCCATGCACCTTTTTCAAGATTACCATGTAAGTAATTCATATCATTGACTATATTTCCTAACCAATTTACTTTACCAAAAGTAAATCTGTCTTTCATTATGTGATTGCGTGCAGGATTTGTCATTGGTAAAGAAACATTACCTATAGAACTTGCATGAGCAGTCGGAACAAGAGTCAGTAATCTATTTGCTTGTGCGAATATACTACTAAAAAGTAATAATGTCAAGAATATTTTTTTCATCTTTTTCTTTCTACTTTTTCAGAAAACCACACGATAAATTTCATCGTATAATATAATGCTGGTAACATCAATGCTATTACTAAAAAGAATTGCCATTCTTCCATTATTTTACCACCGTAAATTTATTTGTTTTTATTTTATTGTCAGTTTGTAATACAAAAATGTAAACTCCTGGCTCCAATTTTTTATGTCCCTCATATACACTTTGTTCGGGTATCCAAACACTTGGTTCGTTTGTAAAATCAAAATAGTGTATACCTGACAATACGTGTTCATCCATCAATGTTCCAACCTTTTGCCCCATACTATTTAGTATGTAAAGTTTTACGTGTTTTGGTTCATGTAAGAAAAACTGAAATCTTGTAGTTTCAGAAAATGGGTTTGGAAAGTTGTAAGTCATTTCTTCAGTCGTTGGTTCTTTACCACCAAACAACCAATATTTGTTCCAAACTCTCACAATACCATCATCTCTCTTTACAGTCAAATCTTTACCACTTGGATTACCTGCAGCATATTTACCAACAAATCTTATTGGTGCATCAGTCCACTCGCCAGGTGGGAAATCAGCTGAAAATAATAGTTTCAATCCAACCATTTCTTTATTGATATAATATCTTTCGGGTGCGTTACTTGGTGAGTAATCCAAACCACCAAACGTAACTCTTTGCCACCCATCAACTATTTCACCAACGTTTACATATGTCATCCACGGACCAGGCAACACATCAGTTTTCATATCTATAAATGTAAGTTCTTCGGGCTTGAACTCCACCTCAAACTCAAATCCTGCTATATTGATTCCTTCATCAGGCGTAATAGTAAGTGGAACCTCTATTTGATTACCTGACTGAACCCTCACAGTTGAGTCTGCAGGTAATGAGAGTCTAACATCATATCCCTCAGTAGCTATTTTATTTAGTCTACCTGCAACTGTAGGATCGTAGAACTTGTTTGCGTGTTCACTTGGTGCGGAACCACCTGCCCAACGATAGAATGTGTTACCACTAAGAGTATCATACATGGCTGTATTAGATGCTGACTTAGGGTCTGATAAACTTCCGTTTGCTTTTACTTTCGTACCTGTAGTATTTATATCACCTGTAAAGAAGTACGCTATACTATCAAGTGTGAAGTCTACAGGATCATCATACAAGTAACGTGAAGAATCTGAATCACCATCAGGATTATTTCCAACGAGACTAATATATAAAGTATCTTGTCCTGTAACAATATCATTCATCAATGTATTTGTTACCTCAACTTGTCCAAATGATAAGTTAGCAGCTTGATTAAAATCTTTATCCCAAAATACCGTGAACTCATATCTTTGTTTTCTTGTATCACCTTGCATTAGGGTTTGGTAATAATTTCTTGATGGTGTCATATTATCAACGGTAGACCAATCTTGTAGTGAGTCTGCTGTAGCATCATAACTATGATGTGCATATTTACCCATAATACCTGACACGTAACTCCATAGGATATAGGTATCGTTTAGAAAGAACTTATCATCACCATCAACATCACCAATAAAGTATTCAATAGCATTTAGTGTATCCACACCTGTAATACTCTTGAACTTGTTTGATTGGAAGTTAAAAGATGCTATAGCATCATTTATATTTGTGATAGCATATCTATCGAACTTCTTTGGTGTATGTGTTTCTATATCATCATCATCATCGGGCGGCCAGAATGAAACACGATAATCGTTGTTTCTTGGTAACTGAATATTGAAGTATCCCTTATCATCAGTATAAGTTGAGTCATAATAACTTATACCTAAAAATCCATTACCTGTAGGAGCTGCCTGTCCTGTCGTTCCTTTCAAGTCATAAGTAAATGTTGTTGAGTTATCTCCTATAACATCATCGGTTACAGATTCATCGGTTATACTTGATTCATTAGCCGTATTCTGTAAGTTCAACCAATTAGATTTACCATTGGCTCTTTCCCATAACTCAAACTTGACTTTCCAATATGGATACGTATTCTCTGTTGCAGTTGAAAATGCTGCTCCCGCCGCTCTACCTTTACCTTGAACATATCTAAAGTAACCCTCAACATCTAAAAGTTTTGGATGTAGTGTTATATCACCCCTTGTGTTTCCTATACCATCGGTTTCAGTTCCAACATTACCATCCACATATACTTTATAATTTACAGCGTAGTTACCATTGGTTAGGTAGGTATAATATCCTGCGCTACCATCATATTTTGTAGCTACTCTGAATGATTTAGGTGCAAAATTATCTACTACATCATTTACTTTGAAATGTAATTTTAGTAGTTCTGTTTGGTTTCCGTTTCCGTTACCGAATGTTTTGACATTACCATTATGAGATACCATAGTTATTCTCAACCAATCATAACGATTATTGGTAGCTGATAATTCATTGTTAGCTGCGTCTAAACTATCTGTATATCCAACGTTTGAGTAATGAACAACCTCATAAGAATAATGTGCACCCGCTGTACTATCACCCTCAGTCCAACCATTGATGTATGCACCTTTCTCTACACGTGTTGAATCGTGTCCCCAAGTAAAAATATCATTATCGAATACAATATCTAAACGAAATGCAGTAACACTTGCTCCGTTATCATCAAGTGTAACGGCAACTGTCATAACTGAGTCTCTCCAAGCATCAAAGTTATTGTTCTTGTAAGCAGGCGTAGATACGTCATCTGCTAAGTAGGTTCTCAGATTATGTGTTACTGTATCTCTCCACCAAAACATTGGTGTATCATATGTTCTTGACTGTAGTAATCTGATGATGGGTGTCTGACTTTGTGCAACACTCAATATCAACATTACAAACATCAGAAATTTTTTCATCAAAATCTCCAAATTTTCTAAAACTATGGAACAATTCTACCAGGATAGGTAATAGAACATTTTACTTATATAAATATAATATATATTGGTTAGACATCAAACCTGACTACAAATTTTAATCCGAACTCACCATCGTTCTTTATGGCTCTCGATAGCTTACCAACTGCCATAAGTTCAGTTTTATCGTTATATAGCCCGATTGTTGTAATGTAAGGTCTGAACTCAGAATGTGTGACGAAGCTCTCAACTTCTTCTGTTGCATTATAAAAGGATTGTAAACTTGCCGTTCCATTTGTAGGATTGTCTCCAAATGGTAACATACTATGCATATTTGGCGTTCCTTCTGTTAGTTGCATTGAGCCGCTTCTATCTTTCGTTACTGAGATGTTTGTGGATGAATTATATTCACCCTCATTCACGTTTGCTACGATTTCGTATTCGTAGTTTGTTTGGGTGGCTTGAAAGGTGAGTTGATATCCATCACTACCTTTACCCGTTCCGACGTATTGATAACTGCCTGTATCGGTAAATACCATGACACCATGTTCATAAAATATATTACCGACTACACTTCCACTATTTAATGCACTTGCACTATTTGCTGCATAAGAAGATGAGAAAGCAAAGTCATATAGATTTCCTCTCCCATCATCTCTGATATCAAATGTAGTGGATGTTGAGTCATCAAGAAGTTTTATTGATTTAGGATGTACCTTTTCACCGAATAACTTTTGTGGTATTGTTATCACCGTACATTGTGTACCAATATTCCTTTTTGATTCTGAATGAAAGCAAAAGTTTTGGTATGGTGAAGTCGTACCTGTAGTACCACCATAATAGTTATGCCTTATTTGAAAATAAGTCGGTATAGAAAAAAATGATTTACTGTAAGGATATACATCAGTACCAAATGAGGTTTTAGTTGCAGTTACTGTATCGAAAGCGTAACCACTACTTGACACAGCCGACATACCAAATACACCACTACCACTATCGGAATCGGTGACTGTAAATGACTTGTGTGTAACGTATGGTTTTACAGAAAAATCACTTGGGTTAATATTCTTAAACACCCATAATCTCCTGTATTAGTAGTCAAGTTTTACTTTGACAATAGCTTCTCTACTAAAACTCTTCTGTATTGGTGTACTAAGTTTCGCTACAGCTAATAACTCATTATTATCATTATACAAACCAACCGTGGTAATATAAGTGTGTGGGTCACTATCAAATGACGACACAGTTAGAGTTCCATCGGATGCTGTAAAGAATGTTGGGTTATTGGTGTAGTTGAACTTTTGATTCGTAGCTCTACAGAAATAATGTGTTGTATTTAGATTCTCTTCTCTTCTACTTACAAAGTATGCACCTCTTTTGATTCCTTCAACCAAATCTAATGCGTTACTTGGGTCTGTAGTTCCTGCTGAACCTGATGCTCTATTGATAGAAGCCGACACAGATGTTGTAGGTCCGTTCAGTACAATGATACCTAAGTCAGGATAAAATAATCCATAAGCACCACCTTGTTGAGCTGCTGCGGTTGTTTTAGTTACTGCAGTTCCTGTTGCGATTGAACCACTAACAACATTGAATACTCTTCCACCAACGTTGACACTTGGGTTTGTAGTAGCTCCACTATCATCAATCAACTTTACTGTAGTTTTACCACTACCACTAATACGTAATTCCCAATTACCTGGATCCATCTTTTCACGTAGACGGGCTCTTTGCATACTTATAAAATAAGCGTCTTTAGGATTAGTGTTATCGCCCGTTCCTGCGAATGTGAATCTATTATCACCTGGTGTTAGAAGTATGTTTCTAAATTGTCTGTAAATTGCTTTTGATGGGAAGTTGTTTGTTTGTCCATATGAACCACTACCATCAAAGTGTCCATAAGCTACTGAAAACTGAACTTCAGCAGTTGTATCACTAGCGGGATCATCTTTGTACACTTCATAAAAATATCTACCTGTCGAACCACTTTGAACTGATGACGTATGAAATGTTGTCAAAGTTCCTGTTCCGCCACTCCACATACCTGAAGAAACAGTTTGTCTTAGATTAGATACGACATCATTATTGCTATCGAACCTTGTAAAAATCTCAGCCATTCTTTATCTCCTTATGCGTTAGCGTTTACAGTTATAGGTATAGTAGTTACTGCACCTGTTTCGTTACCAATAATTGTAATCTGCGTAACAATCTTTACTGTAGTTCTTCTTGCGACAAGTTGGAAAGTCTTTCCAATTACAGATAGACTCTTCTTTCTTTCTGCGTCACTCAAGAATACAGGAGTTGTTGCTCCACCTGTGATTACTTCACCACCTTGTGATACAGTCAAATCAGCTGCATCTGAGTTATGTAATATAACTGAATATCCAAGCTGACTATCTGAACCATTTTGTGTGTTAGGTGCTACTGATGCTTTCTGTCCTGAACTTGAGAATGTAAATCCTGTAGATGGAACTGCCACTTGAAGTATTGGCATTTTAGTTGTACCTTTTGGTAAAGTTACAAGTTTGTATCTAAGAATTTGATTCTCATCAGGAAAAGCTTCTAACATTGGTAAATTCTCAATGGCTGAACCATAAGAATTAGTACCATTTGGATGAGTTACATCCCAAAGGCTGTAATCAACCTCGTCGTCACCAAGTGCGAACTTAGTAATTTTGAACTCATCACCACCTCTTGCTAATAACTCTCGACCTTTTTTAGTTAAAATAGCATCGACAGTGGTTGTTGTGTTATCAAGATAACCCATAATAATATCTCCTAAAGGATTTTACTTTATTGAAAATACGATAAGTATACTCATCTATAAATATAAAGTTTTCCAATTTTTATCTTTCTGTTTTTAATCTCGACCTGCCTGGTTCTTGAACCACAAGTCTTGTTTGTTTCACGTCGGATGTTTCAACAGGTGCAAAACCATCAGGTGTTGTCTCTGCTGTTTGTAAACATCCCTCATAAAATAAATTTGCTAAGTTAGAATAACTATCTACATTGTTATCATGTTCTGAAGCTACAAATGATGAGGAATAAAAATCATTTTTAGAAGCACTTACAGAACTACTATAGAAAAATCTATATTCTTGATTGTGTTTAGATAGTCTTGAACCACTTATGAATGGTTGTACACCCTCTTCAAACACGTAGTTTGGACCACCGACAGAAGCTGATGCATGTAAATATAAAGTACCATAATTACCCGACCTATCATTTACACCTAATTTATAAAGGGTAGGTAATCTAAATATATCAGAACCAAATGAAGCGCTATGATTTGTATCGTATCCTATCACTCCTCTATATGTTCTATATTCTGCACTTGCTGAGAACAAGTTTTCACTTGCATATTGTGTTAGATTTATTTCACCATTGAAACTCAAGTTGTCAAAACTTGGTGTTTTACCAACTACCTCTTTACTTCTTTCTAACAAGTTTGGTTCTATAACTAAACCAAATCTTTCATTTGCACGTGCAGGTAAAAATTTATTACATAAATCAAATATTGCAAAGTCGTAATATTTTATAAGTCTTAGATAATCCCAAAAGTTATTTGGTGATGTATACTTTTGCCAATATTGGTCAGCGACATATTTCAATCCTCTATATTCATATTCATATCTATCTCTTGGGTCACCGACTAAATCATCAAAATTGAAATCTGCTACCGAACGTATTATGTCATCATTTATCACATCGGATGGTGAGAAAAATATACCAACTTTATTTGAATCTACAGGAGCTAAATCAAAAGAACTTTGTTCTACTTTCTTTTGATGGTTTAGATTACCAACAAGTTTAGAACTTTCTATTCTTATCTTTGTTGATTGTGGGCGATTAGGTCCTATGTTTGGTACTCTAGCTTTTTCTTCATCTTCAATACTACTAAATGTGTTAGATGTGAATCCATTTGCTACACCATTAGCAGCAAAACTTTGGTCTGAACTAATATCTAAAATACTTGTATCACTGCTCAAATCTTTATCATCGTTGAACGAATATCTAACAACCAAATCAGTATAGGAAGCTGAAAAATGATTACCATTATATGTGCTTGGTGCAGCTACATGATTGTCAAACTTTGATTCACTCAAAGCAGTATTCCACATACGGAATTCCATAAGTGAACCTGTATATTTTTGATAAGCTCCAACTAAAGTAGTATTTGCTAATCCACCAATATATAATTTATTACTACCACTTGTCCAACTATTATTGTAACTTGAACCTGTAATTGTAAACGATGAAGATTTTTCTAAAAATATTTTACTTCTACCACTATCATATCGTTTACCATAAATTGTATATTTTATCTTTTGACTATTAGAATCATCTGCTAATTGTGCACCACTCGATGATACACGATTCACCATAAGTGAAATAAAGTCACCATCATATACAGGCATATCAAGTAGTGATTGTGATAGGTAACCATTAGAACCTGATAAGACAAAATCAATATGTCCTCTTGAATCTTCCGTACCATTGTCTCTTACTAATACACCCCATCTAAATGTGTTGGAGCCTGAATCGTTACCCTCAAGTATAACTCTATTGTTTGAAACGCTCTCAGTCTTCTGCCCTGCAAATCTTATTTCTACAGTATCAGGTCTTCTACCTGATTTTGGATTCTGCCCCCAATTCACAGTTACATTTTGTCCACCTTTGAAATCTAATGCTTTAGTAAATCTTTTCTTTATCAAGAATTGTGGCTTACCAACAACATCAGGACCACCATACTCTTCTACTCTCAAAATGGTTGATGGAATACCATAACAATTTATAATACCCTCCAACGCACGTTTAGTTCCCTTTGTCTTCAGAAGATAAGGTAAGTTGTTTATAACTCTTTTTTGTATTTCAGATTGTATGTCTTTTTCAGGCACCTCTGAATATTGTACGTATGTTGAGCCCGATAGATATTGTCCTAAGTGCCATCTTTCTAATGGAATCAAATCTTTATTTGATGTTAGTTTTAATCCTAAACCCTTTGCTATATCAAAAGTCAAGTCATCAGGAAAACCCTCATTCCTATCAACCAATCCCTCACTTCTATCTGAGATTTTACTCATGTGAGTAACATATAACCATAACTCATCATAGAACTCAGCAATCATATTATTGAATTTTTTGAAATCATCATTAGCACTATCTTCATCAATAAATCTTGGTAATAAATTATTTACACTATTTCTATTTTCAGTATCATAAGATGAAGCAGATATTATTTGTGCAGTATACCAAGTCGTTGCAACACTTGCTGTTGTGTGTGCATTGATGTATGGACTTGAATATGTACCACTTCCGCCTGTCTTTGGCCACGCGCTATTGAATCTTTCTGTATCTTGTATGGCAGAACCTGAAGTAAAAGTTGTTGAGTTTTCAAACAAATATTTTTCATAACCTGTAAAGCCTTGCTTGACTTCTCTTATCTTTCTATCCCATTTATTTCTTTCACCCAACGAAGCACTTACAGTAGTAAAAGATTTACTTTCTTGTGTATATGTTTGTATTTGTTCTAATTTATATTTAAAGTTTTTCAGTCTTTGTTCTGCAGAACTAAAGTTTACAAAGTTAGTATATTTAGAATAATCAACATTTAGTTCAACACTATCTAAACTTGCTGATATAATTGTGTCTTCGAAATTTTTTCTTATCTTAGTATCAGTCGTTGTAAGTGTGTTTTGAGTTGTGTAACTTGTTTGTCTATCTCTTATAGGACTTTGAATGTCATCTATATTAGGTGTTCTCAATACTTGATAATCTTCTTCTTCAAAAGGTGGTATTAGAACAACACTTTCACTCACATCACTTAGTACCTTTGAACCTATCATAACTTCATCAGAAGTCAATATGTTTTCATTTAGTGGTTCATTTAGTTTTAGTACAATAGAATGTGGGTATTCTGTTACAGTAACATTATCAACCTGCAGATTATTGACTAACGCCTCTTTATCATCATTTGCGATAACGAAGACATTACCATCATCGGGCGTAAAATATGGATATACAACATTGAAGTAAGTTTTCTCTCTTGGGTCTGTTCCTAAATAATCACCATCTTGTTGCCCAACTTTTTGTGCAGTTTGATTGAAATCTTTATCAACCCTTACAGTTGTTTTGTTTATAACATCAACGATGTTTGCTTCGAAGTCACGATAGATTGGTATCTGAGTTGTTATTTCTTTTGTTATAAACTCAGGTTGTGGTGGTGGGGGATTTGTTGGTTTCAATCCACCGATAGGAACTTCATCAGCTACCGTTACTTCTTTAGGTATAGGTATTTCTGCATCAGGTTTAGTATCACCTACTTTATCTAAATCAGCTTCTTCTTCTACAAGTTTACTTTCTTGTAAATCACCGATAGTCGCATTACCACCATACTGAACAAAAGCAGTGTCTTTTGGTGGTAAACCTAATTCTTCTTCTCTTGTTCTAGCCATTATAAATCGTAATCATCTCTTGCAGTAGATGACCCTCTGTTAGTATTAGTATTTTGTACTCTCGCTGTGGTTGTTCTTTCAACTCTTGTTGTTCTTCTTGCTTGTGTTATGGCATCTTCACCTGTGAACTCTAATGGATTTTTAGGTTCTTGTGCTTTTATTTTTTCTACAAGTTCTTTTTCTTTCATTATCTCTTTTGCTCTTGTATCTCTATCTACAGGTTTAGGTTCATCGGGTGGTAAAGAAGCGACATAGTTAGGATTCTCAACTTGTTCATAAGTAATTACCTCATCATAACCTACAAGAAAAGCGTTCTTTACAGTAATCGTACCACCAACCATCTCTTCCGTAAAACCACCATCTTCATCAGCTAAAGTTACTTCAACAACACTCGCATCATTACTACTAATTTTAGCTTCGCCTGATGTGGGTGTTATAAAAGGTTCATATTGTTTTTGTGGAAATGTCAAAGAAGCAAAACCATTTTTATATTTTGCTAAATCTATTTTTTGATTTGGTATAATTCTTACTTCTGTTCTTGATGGTGATATTTCGTGTATGATATATTTGTCATCATATCTAAAAACTTCTTCTCTTGTACTATCATTATTATAATCTAAGGTATCACCTTTATATACTTTTCCGTTTTCTTCTCTTATTTTACCATTCCAAACATCACCATTGGCATCAATAAAAAATGGTTCGGCTGTAAATCCACCCCTATGTCTAATAAACTCATATTTGATTTTATATCTACCTGCTTGAAATCCTAAAGCACGTAAGTCACGACCAGGTTGTATGTTTACTCTTTCTGCTTGTATACCACCCTCTACTCTAGCCGAGTCGATGTAGTTGTCTTCTAAATCATAAACACAATATTTGATAAAATCATGAGATGACTTACCAAAATCAGTTTGTATTTTATAATCACTTTGTGTAGATGTTGCCATTATTTTCTAGCCCTTACGTGTCTACTATCAAAACTTACCACTTCACTAAGTTTTTCACCTGATGCGTCTGTTATCTTACAACGAACATGGTTATCGCCAGGTGCAGGTCCGTATCTTGTACCCATATTGATTTCTATTTTGTTTGTATCTATACCTCTGATTTTATCAGCGTGTTTACTGAATTGTAAACTTGCACCCGTTGAATTATCTACCCACTCATAAGTCAATGTTGGGTCTCCAAGAGCTTTTACTTCAAATACAATATACTGATTACCTTTTCTAATTTTTTTGTTTTTCTTTCTACCATAACCATAAAAAGTTGATTTTACACGAATTTTATCAAGTGTTTTACCTCTATGATTTCCTCTTGGTTGTTTATCAAATCTCAATTTAGGAAACCCATTAGTTTCTGAACCTATAGGTTGGTTTCTATTATCCCACTCTTTTCTACTATACGGAACAGTTGTCTGTCCATAAAGAATCATATCAGCTTGATACTTTGCGTATGCAGCATCTTGTGCTTCTTCTTCAGCTTCAGCTTCTAATACTTGATTTAGATTTTCTTGAATGGTAACTAATCTATCAATCTCATTTTGTAAACGTTCTTTTAGTTTTTTTATTTCATCATCGTCAGTATCTATATAAGTTTGTGATGTTTCATATATGTAACGATGTGAATCTCTTTGCCCCTCACCAGGTATTTCATCTCTTAATTTTTCGTACTCCACAAAAAATTCATCTACTGATAATTTTTTTACAGGATTATTATTTAGTAATTCATTTATTTGCGTGTTTTTGAATAAGTCAGTATTTTCACTTGGAATGCTTACTTCGTTCTTTACAACAATAGTACCTTGTGTTGAACCTAACTCTTCAGCATCAGGTATAGATAAAAACTCACCTGTTTTTAATCTTACATTTGGATTAGCCGCAGTGTTAGATCCCGAAGCTGCTGAATCCAAATCTTGTCTTGCGTATAAACTAATTTGTTCTCTTCTAGCGGCCTCGACAACTTTTTCATAATATTCATTATTTTTTAGTTGTTCTTTTGAATAAGGCATTTTATCTCACTATTTTAAATTTCCAACTATCGTAGTAGTAATTTTGTTGAAAGGTTTCACTTGTAGCTGAACCACTTTGTACTTTTATACCAATCTCATATACTCTTTCAGGCTGTAATCCATTCAACCAAAAGTTGAAATAATGTCCCTCTCTATCACAAGACACTCTTGAGCCTGTACCATAAGGTACTATAACATCTTCTGTTACTGAGTCTTTTATTTCATAGAATACACTTGAACTTGGTAAATATTTTACAACTAAACCTTGTGCTGTTGTTGAATAAGTTTTTGCAGGATATCTTTCACGTGCATTTAGTCTAAACTTTGTTTTACTATTTTGTTTATATTCAGGTCTTAGATTTTTGAAGTAGACAATTATATCGTCTAATTGTGAGCCTGATATTGCGTTTAGTGAACCTGTACTCCAATTTGAATCATCCCATCGTACTTCTAATTTAGGTGGATAGATAGTATTTGTATCACGTGAAAAATATTTTAGATTTCCATAACGTGTAGTATTACCCTCTTCTAAATTCGAATTGAGGTTACCAACCCAACCATTTCTCTTTACAATAAATCCATCATTGTTGATAGTTGAATCTAACCATTTATCAACAATATCTGTTACATCCATTCTAACGTCAACGTTGTCAAGAGTCAAAGAGTGTGACGCTTCATATCCACTACCACTAAACCAAGTACCACCTGTATTATTACTACCACTTACCCATTGGTCAGCGGTTGTCTCACCTGTTCTAAATCTCCAACTACATCCCTCTGTAGTTTGAGGATCGTCGTGAAATGTTCCTTGTCCAACACTCCATGATTGACTTACAGGATATGCGTAGAGTTCGTGTGTTCTTGGTAAACCCTCAGAACCTGCATCATAAAGATTCAAATAATATTTAGCACCATTAGCTGAAGATGGAATCAATCCATCTACTACAGATTGTGATATGAAAGTCAAATCAAACTTGATAAGAAATCTTGAAACATTGATTACAGAAGCTGTATCGTTCATATCTTTTCTTACTTCAAGAATTTCATCCATACCTGTATTTACGGATTGTGTTGCTTCTCCCTCATATAAGGTTGCGTCTTCTGTGGCAAATTCAAAATAATGCATTAATAATCTCCTACTACTCTACCTTCAATATCCGACGCGGGAAATTTCAATTCAAATATTGATGGGTCTAACGATGGATATATAACACCATTCTTTGTAGCGGAATCTATATCGTAAAGATTTCCTGAGTAACCATCAGCAGTTTTATACTTGTTTGTAATTATGATTGGATTGGATGCTAAGTTATCTTCTTTGGGTGGTATTACACCTGATACACCATCCACTAAACTCAACTTATAAACTAAATCAGACATAACGATAGGTTGGTTTATTTGCCATCTATCAATATCAAAAAATGTTTTTACTTCTTCGATAGCTCTTGTCAACACTTCATTTTTATTAGCGGTTGGTTTTGTTAGTATATTGAACTTTACACCAATGTTTATAACAAATGCGTCTTTTAGATTTATAGCATCAGTTATCATTCTGTATTGTCCTAAGTATGTTCTTAGATTTTCTTTTACTGCTTGATTTACAGAAACTAATTTTTTTCTTGAATTGTATCCCAACAAATACATATTGAGAGCTAATGGGTTAGGTATTCTTGATGCTTGTTTTGCCATTAGTATCCTCCTCCTGCTTCAGTAGTTCTTTCTTGTTTGACAACATCAACATTAGAACTTTCATCAACTTGTTGTGCAAATGTTTGTTGTTCTGCTGCAGTATCATCTTGAACATTTTCTTCAGCTTGGTTTAGTTGTTCGTCTTGTACTACATAAACTTTAGCTATATTTCCAAATCTTTGCGGAAGAGATAAAGCTCTAACCATATAATCATCTTTTGTCACTGCTCTATTTTGTGCTTGAAAATAAGCCGCTGCGTTATTTTTTATTTCTTGTAATGATTCACCATCTCTACCACCTGTAGCAGGGTCGGGATTATTTACAGCCACACTATCTTTCGTATCTTGTACAGTTGTACCTGTCAACCCTAATCCCTCAGTATCAATATCAAAAGTTACTTCGCTAAGATTTCTAATATCATTTGGTGGTACGTTATCTTCAACACCACCACCTGTTGCATATCTTACAGTTAGTGTGGTATTAGATGGTGCTAAACCATAAGTTCTTGTTTTCAAAAAGTTCGATGGGTCGAATGCAGTATCTAACTTACTCACTCCACCAGGTAGTGAAGAACCAACGTTATCAGGATTTGGTACAACCTCTTCATCAGGATTGTCAGAAACACCTGCACCAAATCTCATTTCAACTCTACCATCATCTCTGATAAATGTTGTGAATCTTCGTGGTGTCTTTCTCAATTTTAGTAAGTAAGGTGCTGTATCATTGAATTGTACTAACTCACTATCGTTTGCACCTGAATTCTCTATCTCATCAAAAACAGTATCTTGTGCTAAGAAAGGAACTTCGTACCAAGTATTACCATCACTATCGGTACACGATATAACATCAATTACGTTTGGTACAGACAACACGACTTTATTATATTTTTCTGCTGCACCAAATGAAAACGTTTCACTATTCACTTCACCACTTACTGCTCTAACTCTTTTCTTCAACAAATACTTTGTTGGTACATTAGCACTTGTTTCAAATATAGAAACAGTTGTTGGGTCGAAAGAACTTGAAAACTTAAAATTTACATCATCTAAAAATCTAAATGTTTTACCTGTAGATTCAGAACGTACTCTTGAATTACCTTTTACAGTAAGAGCATAATTCATATTTGGTGTTGTATTATCAGCTGAACCTTGAGCGGGTACAGTCTGAAATACATCTAAGGTAGCAAATGATGGAAAAGTTATTTTTGGTTTATAACCTAACGACTGAGCGATATCATAAATAGTTTGTGTTTCTTCTGCATATGCTAATATAGATTCTTTGAACTGATTATCCATATAGTAGGATAACACATCACCAACATAGGATGCTAATTCTATAAATAACATACCTGGTGACGACTCATTGAAATCGGTATATGAGTTAGGAAAATATGTCTTAGCAAACTCAATTAGGTCGTTACGAAAGCCTGCAAAATCTTTATTTAGATATTTGACTTCTTTCTTTACGTCTAATTTAGGTCCTATATCGTTACTTGGCATTTACTGCTCCTATGTATTACTTGTGAAGTCTAACTCAATAGCTTCTGTTGATTCAGGACTTGTTGATACAGAAAATTTTATTTCAACATTGACTTTGTTTGGATTTCTATAATCTGAATTTACTACCACTTCATCTATTGAAATGTAAGGTAACCATTTTTCTACAGCTACATTTATAGCTTCCTCAATTCCCTCTTGTTCACCAAACTCGAAAACTTGTTCTAACAATCTTGAACCAAACTCAGGCTGACCTGGCCTCTCACCTAAATTAGTAAGTAAAAGGTTACGTAGATTATGCCTTGCTTGTTCCTTTAGAGTTTTTGTTCTTGAGAACAATCTACCATTATCTCTACCCAAAGGAAAAGACAAACCTATGTAAGTGTTTGGATTTAAATCGTTTTCGAGTTGACCTGCCATTATTTTTTATCAAACCTCTTTACAAGTTCTGAATAATCTCTTGTTAAAGCGTTTACCAAAGGTTCACCAACTTGCTCAGGTGTAACACCTTTTTCTGCTAAAGTTTTTGCAGCGGCCGCTTCAATTTTTTTCTCTTTTGGTGCGTAATCACCATATCCTAATACATCTGCCATATTTTGTGTTGTATATGGTTTTCCACCCATTGTAGGATATTCTTCAGATGCTCCTTTAGTCAACGCTACTGTCTCATTCAAAATATCATTTAATACTTGATTGTCTTTGACGTAGGTTTTGTTGGAGTTGGATACTTTTTTAGGTTGTGCTACTTGCTTCACACTCTCTTGTATAAATATCTCATCAACCTGCTTTTTAACTTCTTGACGAACTACTTTTCTTATAACTTCGATTAGTTGTTTTTTAGTCATTTTTAACTTCCTTATTCTACTGATACTACTCTACTTTTTATATTATTGAGTTGGATTGATATGTTTGTAAGTTTCGATAACACACTCAACGCTTTAGATGCTTGTCCTGCATATTGTTGTGGTGTTGGTGTACCTGGCGTGGGTACAATAATCGGTGTAGTCAAAATTACATTTACAACTGATACCAAATCTTGTAAACCCTCAATCGCCTCTCTCAATAATTCTTCTAATGTGTCACCCTTTACTGCGGGCTCCGTTTCATTCACACCAAGATTTATTCTTGGTGCTATTACATTAAGTTTAGATGACATATCAACATTTGTCGTAGAACCATATAAATTTATGTTCTTCGTTTGTTGACTGCCATTTATCGGTATATTGTCTCTGTTACCAATATTCATTGTTGGTGCATATAAAAACATTTCTTGTTTTGCTTTTACACCAAAATTTTGTAGCGTTGACGTTTCAATATTTCCTTGTGCGAAACTATATATACCACTATCCTTACTATTAAATATCAACTTACCGCTATTCATTACAATTTGTTTTCCACTAAACAAATCAATAAATTCTTGATTGTAAACACCCGAATCGTCATCTTTAGTTACAGGTTGTAAATCAACTGTTTCGTCGGTTGTCATGTAAATAGAAGAACCATCTGCGTTTATATTAGAGTCAACTGCTGAATCTACTGCGGATGCTTCGACTTGAGTTTTTAGTTCATCTAATTCAAATTTATCAGCATCAGATAATTGTCCTACTCGTAACTTTATATTCGGTGATATGGATGCTTCATTTTTTACATTACTACCAATCTGAATACTCTGTCCAAATCTACCATTGATTACAATATCACCCTCATCTTGTGATATTCTTCTAATTCTTTTATTACTTGTAAAATAATCACCAAGTATAGTTGGTTGTGCAGTAGCTTGTTTTTGTTTTATTATACCTGTATCTACTACGGATAAAGTATCAGGACTTCCTTGATTACCACCTACAACCGAAAAACTTTTACCCTTACCTGGCACTGCGACGTTATTTGGAAAACCAAAGAACTCATTGACAATAGTTTCGTAATAAGCTCTACCAAATATATCATATACCCTAACTTGTTCATGTATTAGAGGATAACTTGTAAAATGTGGATTTACAGGATAAGCTATAGGACATTCCTCATCAGGTATATTTTGTTCAGTTCCTATCTTTCTATATCGTATGGCACCAATCTTTTTATGTTGTGGCTCTTCATTCTCATCGAGTGGTACTTCGTTGACGGATGTAAATACCTCAACCACCTGCGCAGTATCAGGTAAACCATCTAATGTATGATTTATCTGTCCAACTATCGGTGTAATGAATTTTCTTATATGATTGTCAACGTCGACAAGTTTGGTAATCCCACCTGATTTATTAGGTTTGGGTATTGTTATTTTCATTAGTTATCCATTGATTGTGAATAAGATTGTATTTGGTCTGAAACAGTTTGTGCTTCTTGAGCCGCTTCGCCCACCGCATCTAACAACTGCTGTTTTTCTGCTTCAGTCAATCCATATTCGTCTTCGGAACCACCTTTACTTTGTGCTGAAACTAATCTCTGTACGATTGCAGCAACTTTTACAAGTTGGTCATCGTTTTTGACATTTATTTCAAGGTACTCTTTTAACATAGGAACTATCTGTACAGCCGTATCTCCATCCTTGATAAACGTAACAAGTTCCCTTGTTAGGACATCAAGTTGCTGTCTATTCTTCTCTGTATTGTCATAAATGTCTTTGAATAAGTCAGATAGAGACTTTCCTTCAAAAACTTCATAATCTGCTGACATATAAACTCCGTGCTTGTTGATTTTATGATTATAAATAGGATTTTTTTATAGTTTTTTCTCAATAATAAATATATGATTATTTATTTTTAGATAGTTATATATGAGGTTGCTTCGGTTATTTCAACTGACGCAGCCTTTTTTTGTTAACTAACGGGAGATAACCATGAAGGAAGTCGTAACAATGGTCAAAGGATATGTTGATGATTTAGCTCATCTATTGATGTCCTTTGTAGCTATCGGTGCTGTTTCTGAAGTAATATTTGGAAGCGGTATCTTTGGCGTCAATGTTATTGGTAACCTAACACAAATAATCAACACATTCGGCGAATCTGGCTTCGCTGGATTAGTCGCTTTGTTGGTGTTAGTGGGTTTATTTCGTAAGTAGGACACGGAATAGTCTTATATTTCCTACGATATAGGACATAAAAAAAGGGGAGCGAAAGTTCCCCTTTTTTGTTTGTAGCCCGTAGGGGAATCGAACCCCTGTTGCAGGAATGAAAATCCTGAGTCCTAACCACTAGACGAACGGGCCATTGAGCCATCTGTCAGATTCGAACTGACGACCTGCTGATTACAAATCAGCTGCTCTACCAACTGAGCTAAGATGGCTTATGAGGCGAGTGTCGGATTCGAACCGACGTGGAATGGATTTGCAATCCACCGCCTAACCACTCAGCCAACTCGCCGGCCTCACGAATTGGCTAATAAATATTCTTGTTGTCTTTTACGATTTAAAGAATACGGAATTATTTCTAAATTAGAAATATCACCAGCTTCTTGAACTGATAATTTATTATCGTAAAAGTATTTTATGGGTGTTATATGTTCTATAGATAACTTACTTGTATCCCCATCACTTTTATAAGGATTGGATTGCCAATACTTATATAACTCAGGCATATGTGTTTTTAGTTGTTGTCTACTATATCTCTGAACTTTTTTCACAAATAGTTTGTATTTTTTTTTATAATCTGCATTTCTGTATCTTGGGTCTGTATCAT